GGAGCATCTGTAATCCAACATAAAGGATCTTATGGATTTAATCAAGGACTATGGGAAATAGCAGTTCTGAACGCAGACAATGAGCTTGATTATAGCACAGAGATTGCATCAGATGTTATAGGTCGTCTAAATGATTTCGAAATTGTACTAACCTTAAAGAGGATTCAAAATCTTTAAATTCTTAATTAAAATACTAGATGTCATAAAAGATATTATTATTGCTATAATGAAATATAGCGTAATCGTAATCATATGTTTTATGGTATATTATATATTTATTGAAATTAAATGAAAATAAATGAAAATAAACATGTACAAACATGTTCAAATGTGGTATAATATCCCTATATTAAATAATAAACAACACGTAAGGAGTGTAATAAATGAATAGATTAGATCTAATCAAACAAATAGCAGAGAAGAATAAAGCCAAAAAGGTTGAAGCTGCTAAATCGGAAGTTTCTTTTCAAGAAACAATCAGGAACCTTGATGCAAGGAAAGCTGCTAAAAAAGCAGAAATGAAACTTCACAAGAAATTAACGCGTTCGGTTACTAAAGCTGGTGGACAATCAGTTGGTAGCTTAGAACATAATTCACCAGAAAATATGTATTACTCTGATAAAGAGAATGCAAGATACTTGGAAAATTCAAGTATAATGGATGCGTATAACGCAAACAAATTTTCTGATGGAGATTGGAATTAATATGGAAGGCATATTAAACAAAATAATTGATCAATTAGATTCTATTGAATCTAGATTGAACGACATTGATTCGAATGTTGAATCTACAAAATCTGAAGTATCATCTCTTAGTAGTGATATCTCAGATGTAAAATCAGCAGTTGAATCACTAGAGAGGTAATATAATGATAGTAATATTTGACATAGACGGAACACTTATGGACATGGAACATAGGAGACATTTCGTCACAAACGGAAACAGCGATTGGGATTCTTTCATGGATCCTGCAATAATGGCACTCGACACACCGAATGTGCCAGTGGTACAGTGTGCAATAAACTTTAACAGCACTGTAGTTAACAGAGTAATAATGGTTTCAGCTAGAAACGAAAGACATAGAGAAGTAACTGAACAGCAAATGGCTGATGTAGGTCTTGGCAATTGTTTTCTCTTTCTTAGAGCTGATGACGACTTTAGAGCTGATGACGAATTCAAGCTTGATGTTCTTACTGAACTCAGAGCTGCGGATATGGAACCAGATCTTGTTTTTGATGACAGAAACAGAGTAGTTGACATGTGGAGACGCGAAGGAATCGCATGTTTCCAAGTTGCCGAAGGAGATTTCTAAATGACATTTCTAGATAGAATAGAAGCTTGCAAAAGAGCTGCGATCAGGGCTCAAAATCCTGAATTTAAGCTCTTCTGGAGCGAGACTGTAAGAAAGCTTATAGACTCAGAAAATAAACGCCTAAAAGATGGCAGAGAGGGAAAATACTATGACGCAATTTAACGACAGAGTAGAAAAACAAAAAGCAAGGATAGCTGCAGAAAAATGGGCAGATGGAGTTAAATCATTACATTCGCATAGCTTAGATAGCTTATGGTATGGTAATGGCAGATCTGATGGATCTGTACAAGATGTAGAATATAACGACGGTAGAGTTCAAAGAACAATTAATGCTACTGGACAGGTTATTTGGTTGAATATGGACAATGCGGTGGATGGTGAAGATCTAGTAAACGCATTTCTTAGAGGCGGAATCTAATGGGAGTTACAAATTTCTATGCAGGATCCCTCAGGTATTCAATGAATGGTAAAAAGCGTAAAAAGCATGCTGCCAACCCAGTTAAAAGAACGAGGGTGCACGAGAGCAGCTCAACAGCATATATACCAACGACAGCTCAACGAAATGCACACCAGGCTCGTATTGACTACGATAAAAGGTATCCCAGCTTCGATTTGAAGCAGCATACTGTCAAAATGGATAAAGAAGACAATTCGTGGAAGATCGAAGAGTCTAAAAAGTTTACAATCGCACCAGCATATAACAAAGGTGCATATCAAGTAATAGCAAAAGATATGGTAAAACATATAGGAAAATAAATGCATAAACACAACACAATTAATAGTAGTTTTCAATTTGAATTATCTACATACCAAGAAGGCAATAGAAGGTCAGAGGTATGGCGTACCGATTTAGGAGCATACGCAGGTAGATTCTACGAGAATAATGTATGGGTAGTAGATGAAGTCTACACTGGATATTCAGAAGAATACGCAGAAAACGCATGCGAAAACTATGTAATGGGCATCAAAAATGTCTAACAGTTCGAGTGACCAGGGGCAACTTTCAACCGCAAAGGTTGACACTCCTTATCGATATGGATATAATCCATATCACACTGCCCCTGGTCACTCACCTTTATTATGATAATAAATGATAAAAGATGGCAAGATAACTCAGATGGATGGGTTAAGTCCATGCACGAGTCAAGAGAAAAGAAAGAAAAACAAAGGATGGAATGTAATCACGACATTGAAGAATGGTGTGAAGTCTGTCAATACGACGAGAACGGAGATAAGTATGAGTGAAAAAACACGTAAGATACACCGAGAGACATTAACCACAGTAGGTACTGGTCTCATTATTAACTACCCATTAAATTTATTCGGATTATATATCTGCATCTCTCTAATGGATATGACTAACCCCTTGCACATTGGTACTACCATCACTGCATTCATGACACTCGTTGCCTACTGCAGAGTCTATACGATACGCAGATGGTTCATCAACAAAGAAAAGTATGAAATTTAATAATACCAAAGTAGGACCAGAATTCATTAAGCATAGAGATAAGTTAGCTAATGATTTAGATGGTGAGAATACCACGTTCAGAGCAGACTTTGAATGGGCAGAATGGTGGATGGGTTATTACATGTCAGAAATTACAAATCACACGCTCTATTCAGGATACGGATATGATACAACACATCCAGAATGGGGAAAATGTGAATTCAAATACTTCCCAAAGAATGGTTTTATAAAGATAGGTTTATATACTCAGAGACAGCAATTTGATAATTTCATATTTTGGAATTGGCAAAAGCCTGTACAGATACTTGAAGAAGGTACAGTATTAGATTTTGAAATAGTATCAGTAGTCAATCGCGATGAAGTCTTAAAAGATATGAAAGAAGACGAAGCGTATGATAGATACAATTATTATAAATTTAATAAGCATGTACTTTCCGCTCCACATGTGGTATAATATACCCTAGACACAAATAAGATAAGGAAAATAATATGGCAATACCAAAAGCAAAATCACTGAATGCAAATCAGAAACTCAAGGTTAAGATGAGAGGAAATAGAAAGAGTATCGAAGATATTCATTTAGGACCAGAACCAATCTTCTTTGACGTAGTAATACCTGATGAAGACTTTACAGTAGTGTGGACTAAAGCTGCACATTGGTATAACTATTTCCTTGGACCTAAAGATTATCAAGCATCAATATTACAGTATGCTGTTGAAGTCTTAGGTTACACCACAGATCAAGCAAACACATTAAAGAAATTACCTGATTGGAAATTAAATCAAGGCATATCTACGATATGTAAACTCTGGACAAGAGGATTAAACACACCAAAATACGAAGAACGAGTTAAAGAACTCATAGCAGAAAAGATGTTATTAGCAGCTGAAGTAGTTGAAAGTAACAGAGCAAAGCTGAAAGCGAAAGCACCAGCACCATCTATTCAAGATAGAATGAAAGCTAAGATGTATGAAACAATCTATACTGATTGGGACATTGTAGTAGATGGTTGGATAGAAGGAGAGTTCGATAATACGATCGATACGTATACTCTATTCAAGACATATAATTTAAAAGGTGCAACAATGACCATGTTCGGTGATCTAGTAAGATTCGAATATGAGTGCGTTTCAGATGCATATAATAAAACATGTGAACAAGCTGTAGAAGCTTATGCGCATGTCACAAAAGGAAATCTGAAGAAGATGCTCAACCTCATGGATGGTATATTCTCAGATCTAGAAAGATTAAAACAAGGTGCAAAAGCTGCAAGATTGCCAAGAGCAAAGAAAGTTAAAGCATCTGATCAGCAGGTAAAGAGTTTAAATTACCTGATTGAAGACATAGATTCTAAACTTGTTTCTATTAATCCAGTAATGATACCAACTAACAATCGCTTGTTTGTATATAACGTTAAGACACGAAAGTTGTCAATGTATATGTCAGACTCAACGAAAGGATTTGAAGTTAGAGGATCAACTGTTTATAATTGGAATGAGGAGTTTAGTAAGATAACTACACTCAGAAAACCTGACGAGATATTACCTCAAATATTAGGTAAGACAGAACGTCAACTCGATAACCTATGGGACACATTTACAACCAAGATCGGTGTTCCAAACGGTAGAATTAACAATGATTGTATCTTGGTGAGGATATCAGATAAATGAATTTAAAAGATTTAGAGATAAAAAACCTACCAGTAGAAACCTTAAAGGGTGAAGACATATTTGGTGGAAAAAGAGTAGTAGTATTTGGTTTACCAGGTGCATTTACTCCAACATGTAGTTCACAGCACGCTCCTGGATTTCAACTCAACTATGATAACATCATAGCAGAAGGCATCGATGAGATATACTGTACATCAGTTAACGACGGATTTGTTATGCAAATGTGGATGCCGAGTTACGAACCTGTTAAATATTTAGCAGATGGTAACGGTGACTTAGCAGATGTATTGGGTATGTTAGTAAGTAAAAGCAACTTAGGATTTGGTGTAAGAACATGGAGATACGCAGCAGTGATTAATGACGGTATGGTAGAATGTATGTTCCAAGAACCTGGAATAGAAGATAACTGTGAGACTGATCCATTTGGAGTATCAACTGCAGAGAATATACTCGAGTATCTAAAAGAAGTTCCAATGTCAGAATTCAAGCTTATGCAAGAATCAATTAACAATGACTGATATATTAGAACACAAGATCATGACGCGTAAGAGATTCAACATCGCTGTTGAAGATCTAGTAGTCAATAAGAACTTTTCTTATATAGATGCTATGACGCATGTGATTGAATCAAGAGGTATGGATTATAGTAATATAAAGAAACTATTATCTCCATCCCTTAAACTGAAGCTTCAGAACGAGGCCTCAGATTTAAAATTAATTAAGATAAAGAGTGGTAATAAATTACCAGTATGATGGATCCTTTTGATGCATATAAACTATACAACTCTTTAAAGTTACATTTCGAGAGTGATTCGTATGACGCAGTTAAGTACAACTTTAAAACAACTGTTAAACCACAATCATTCTTTAATCGTAAGGACAAGTTTTTCTTTGCTAAGTTGGCTAAACATCATGGCAAAGAACTAAAAATGTATTTTGTATCTAACTTTATAAACGATGTTAATTACGTCGGTGATATGATAAATGAAGATGGTGAGAAGAATTTTATGACCTTGAAGAAGACTCATGAATCCCTCCACCACAGCTTTGAAAAAGATATAAATACATTAGATAACTATATGGATGTAAACAGTTGTAGCTTAGATAATTTATTATCAAGTACGAATGGACAACATCCCATGGTTATCAAACTTTGGTTACAGGAAGAAATATCATTGGAAACAGTGGTCATTCTAAATGTAATCTTAGGGTTTGTATCTCGTGAATCGAATACTATAACCGAAACCATAATGTGGCCAGGTTTAGTTAGGAAGATCACGAAGTACCAACCATTCATTAATTTCGATGCAGTTAAATGCAAAGATATAATGAAGAAAATATTATTATGAATATGAGTGAAATACTATAGAAAAGGCGTCAGCCTTAATACAACGCAATACAACGGAGATAAACAATGTCATTTGCAAATTTAAAGAGCTCACGAGGCTCGTCAATCGACAAACTCGTACAAGCAGCAGAAGCTGTATCACAAAAATCGGAGACTAAGTCATATGCTGACGATAGATTCTGGAAACCAACTCAAGATAAAGCTGGTAATGGTTATGCCGTTATTAGATTTTTGCCTGCGAAAGAAGGCGAGGATTTACCTTGGGTACGATATTGGGACCATGGCTTTAAAGGCCCGAACGGTCTCTGGTATATCGAAAATAGCTTAACTTCTGTCAATCAGCCAGATCCTGTTTCAGAGATGAATTCAGAATTATGGAATACTGGTAGAGATGAAGATAAGCAAACCGCTCGCGAGAGAAAGCGTAGACTACATCACGTGTCTAACATCATGGTAATATCTGACTCTGCTAACCCAGAGAATGAAGGAAAAGTATTCTTATACAAATTTGGAAAGAAAATCTTTGACAAAGTTATGGATATTATGCAACCTCAGTTCGCGGACGAGAATCCTATTAACCCATTTGATTTTTGGGAAGGTGCGGATTTCAAACTCAAGATCAGGAAAGTAGAAGGTTGGACGAATTACGATAAGTCTGAATTCTCACCTACATCTGCTATCATGGATGGCGATGATGATAGACTCGAACAGCTGTATGCTAAATTGCATTCACTTAACGAGTTTACTGATCCTACTCAATACAAAACATACGATGAGCTTAAAGCGAAATTGAATAGAGTATTGGGAGTTGACGCTGGAATGAGCATGAGCTCGGCTGAAATGCCTAGTGCACCTGCTGTTACAACCAACTTTGTAGAAGCTGCTGCAGATATTCCTATGGAAGATGCTGGAGAAGACGATACATTAAGTTATTTTGCAAAACTTGCTAAAGAATCTTAACGGTAATTAAAAACAACCTCGTCAGAGGGAGATTTTATAAGGACTCGAAAGAGTCCTTTTTTTTATCTCGATGCCAGGACGGTATCGATACGACTTACTTTCATAGGTGCATAATTGATTATGGTTGCTTGAGTAGAACCTTCATTCGTAGTTCCACCAACAGAAGTTATTACAGCATCACCACCACCGCTTGAAGCTTCTGCATTCGCAGCTGAATCAGCACTCATTTGAATACCAACATTAGATGGTGTTAATCCTAATGCTTCTTTTAGATCATTGATTTTTGCTATGGCTTCGTCTAAACCTTCGATGTTAGCTAATCCTTTAACTTTCGTATTGAATCCCCAATCATCGATTTCACCACCTTCAACAGCTAATCTTATAAGCTCTGAAGCACCAACTAAATCTGATGCCATTTCTGTGAGACCGAGGTCGCCAGATATTTTACCCATTTCGCTGAATCTGTTTAGTTCTTCTCTGAATCTACCAAAAGATTCAACACCACTATCAATTAGATCAGCATTGTTTCCAAGATCTTTAGCTTGAGATAATGGTGATTCATTACCACTCATAAAATCTAGTACAGATGACGCTGCACCTGCTAGAGAGCCAACAAAGGAACCACCGCCAAATGCGGCTAAACCTGCACCTAATGCAGCTAATGCTCCAGTGGCTCGACTTATATCTTCTAAATTTGCATTAGGGTCATCAGCAATAGATAGTAGTGATGCAACTTCTTGTCGTATTGCTTCGCCTTGACCCTCGCTTGATGCGTTAGCAAAGAACGAACCAACACCAAATGAAGTTAATCCACCACCTAATGATTTAAGAGCATTTACTGCTAGTTCTGCTCGAGCAGGATCCGCGTTAGGATCTTCGGCTATTCTTAATAGATCTGATACAGCTGTTCTTATTTCTTCACCTTGTTCTTTACTTGATGCGTTAGCAAAGAACGAACCAACACCAAATGCAGCTAATCCTAAACCTAATTTAGCTAATGTACTCATTACTGCAGTAGCATCACCTGTATTAAGCTCAGCAATAGTAAGTAATGTCTTAACGTTATCTACAATCTTTTGTGACCAATCAGCGCCTGATGCAAATTCATTAACAGCATCACTAACTCCAGCAACAGTAGAACCTATACCAAATGCAGCTAATCCTAAACCTAAACCAGTAAGAACGGCTACGACTTCAGCGGTATCTGCAAATTTCAGATCTGCGATGCCAGTCAATATCCCTACATTATCTGCTATCTTCTGTGCCCAACCATCTTTCTGGAAATGATCTACGGCTGATGCAACGCCTGAACCAAGGCCAAAGGCAGCCAATCCTATACCTAAACCGGTTAATACGATTGCAACTTTACCACCATCTTTAAGGAAGTTTTCGTTGTCTGAACCCATCTTAGATAAAATACCAACGTTATCTGATATCTTCTGAGCATCTATTTCTTCAAGCTTAGAGAGCATCATTGATCCTGCTCCGATGACTGCAGCGATACCTAAACCAGCTACACCTACACCGATACCAGCTCCACCAAGCAATTTGCCCATACCTTTCATGGTAGACTTACCGGCTTTTTCTGCGGCCGCACCTCCAGAATCAGCTTGGTTATTAATACCATCTCTGATTTCTTGGAATAGTGCTAATTGCTCTGAATCAGCTTCAACAGCGTCTAACTTACCAGCGTTCATGGTCTCAAAGAAGTTCTCGAAGTTACTATTCATACGTTCTTGCAGCTCAACTGCACCTATGTCTAGTTTCTTCATCTCAAGAAGATGTCTACGTGTATTACGTTGATCTTTCTCTATTTCAGAGGTAGCACGATTGTTCTCTCCCATGAATTCGACTAATGCGTCTAATCCTTTGGTTGGTTGTCCTCGTCCTTTCTTATCTTCTTTAACTTCTTTGTCAGCCATTAGTTATTCCTAGTTAGGGTTATTATCGCCGTGTTCTTTAGCAGCACTACTTACATATAGTCCAAACCATGCTGCACCTGCTCCGACCAATACAGATATTAAACCTGATTGCTCGAGTGTTGGGGCTGCGAGGTCCATAAACCAGAATGTAGCGTAATATAATAAGTACATGTAAACACCTAAGAATACTCTTGGTATAAGTCTCCATGCATCTAATACTTTAGCTGCGAATACCCATTTTTGCCATGGGTTCTTTTTGTCGTCATTTGTTAGTGTAAATATTTCTTGTTTCAATTCACCAATTTCAGTAACCATAGCCATAAACTTTTTAAGGTCTATTTCTACTTCATTCCTAGACATATCGCCTTGGAATCTATCTTGATCTGCCATTACAGTCTCCCTTTTTTAGAATGTTTATCATTCTCTTCTTTAATATGTTGCTGTAGAAGAAGTACGTAAATCTCCCTCTCCCATGGCATCATCTCCTCTAATTCTGTCAAACTGTATTTGTGATGTTGTACCATCGCAAAGTTTGTCTGATAGTGATTTAATATGCTATCATGTGAGAGGCCTAGATAAAAAAACTTTGAAGTCCTCTCAATTCTAGCCTATTCTCGTGCTGACATTTACCACATTCGAATTCTAAGTCGTAACTTAAACTTGGAGTGTTACCAAAGAATCCTTGGATCTTGGTAAACTGCTTACTGTTTAAGCTCTCAACGAAATTTTCTATGGCTTCATGCCCTTCATCCTTCGCATCATATACGTTATTTGAATCATAGATTGTATCAATACAACCGATTATCAATTCCATTACACCCTCAACAGATGTAACATCTTTTTTAATGTTATTAATAATACTCAACGTAGGATATTTCATTGTTAACCCTACATCTTCACCTAATTGAATTACCATTGCATCTCTATTAAGATCTGACAATTCAATATCTTTAATATTAATAATCAATGGTGTACCCTCATCGCATTCAGTACATTTACCTGAAATTGATATAGATTCACCTACTGATATTGCTCGCAGTTCTAAGAACAACTTCTCAATATCAAACACTGTTAAATCATTAACATCAATATCATCGTCAATGCATGATGATATGATATTACGTACTGATAGTGATATCTGCTCAGGATCCTGAGATTCTAATGCTATCAGTAGTGCCTTCTCTTCTTTAACAAGATAAGGTCTCATAGTATATTTTGCTCCAGTACTCGGTAGTGTGACCGGGTAACGTGGTGCTGTCATTATTGGCAACGCCATAATATTCTCCTATAATATAAATTATATATTTGTTAGTAAACTAGCTGCACCTGTTACGGCAGATAGCGTACTAGACAATGCATCTTCTTGGATATATTTATCGTAAGAAAATGTAACTGTCAATTTTTGGATAGTATTCTCTGAATTATTATCCATTGTGATTCCCGCCACCGTTGTTGGGAATGCATTTATCAGTTTAACTCCGTAAACTGGTAATTCTTTGTGGTTCAGCTGCTGTATAACAACATCTGTACTAAAATCTTTTTTGTAACCTACACGATATGATTCTGAGTCATAGATACAACCCATCCAATCATCGAAGACTGTCTTGATGTACATATCATTCGTTAACATGAACGTCATTGATACTTCTTCGTCTATAGCTCCATATGGCTGCTTACGAGTCATCTCTTTATCGTGACCATAATCAATGGTGCTAATCTGTCTACCTGGGAGGGTCACGTTCTCACATAGTAGTGAGATATCTCGAGGATCATTGATGAGTGCACCTATGCCTCCACCAGATAGTAATGCACCAATCAGTGCAGTAGGATTCTTATTAATGAGGGATTGTTTAGGTGGTGTAAAGTATACAGAGAATTTGTTAGCTGCTGCAGCTCCACCACGTTTACCGATCGTTGATTTTAGATTGTCTATACTCATTTTGCGTAAATTGATTTCCTTGAATATC